CCATCCCTAAATCGGGATGGAATTGGTCCAACAATAGCGCAAGTGTGCCGCTGCTCGCCCCTAAGGGAGAGCCGGCGATCAAGCCGACACATAGGGCCGCAGCCGAGCTGAAGGCGTTGCAGCAACTGGGTGATGCCGCCGGCTGGCCCCCTGAGGCCTATGCCGCGATTGCCCATTGGCACGACCGCTGGAGGCCTGATGAGCCGGCCCTGGGCCACCGCTGGCGCCGCTGGGCGGGCTGTGGCGTCACGGGTCAGCCACGTTCCGGTTCCGGTTCATCGCGGATCGGGGGTGACCAGGCCCTCCTTCCGCACCGTGATGCACGTGCTGCCGCAGCTGTAGCCAACGCCGCACTTCTTCCGGGCGGCGTCAATGCGCTGTTGTAGAGCTCGGTAGCGACGGTTCATTGCTTGGAAAGGGGCCAGAGGCCCCAGTCCTTAGGACGCGGTGCGGAAGGTGCTGGCGAAGCCGGCCAGCGGGCGCTGGATGCCAGCTGCATCAGCAACCAGCGACGCATCCACGGCTTGAACGATCGCACCGTTACGGGCGACCAGGCGGTAGATGGTCGAGGCCCCCAGCGTGGCATCTGGGTTGACTGTCACCACACCGGTGCCAGCGTTGAGGCTCACCGCAGCCGGCACCTGAACGCCGCTGGAAGCAACCTCCAGGCGGAAGCCGCTGCCATCGCTCGCACCCAGCGCCAGCTGGGGCAGGGCGGTGCTGCCATCACTGGTGTAGGTCACCGTGATGTTGCCGGTAGCCGTTACGTCGGTAGCGTTGTCAGCCGGGGCCAGCGCATAGCGGCGGCCGCCGGTGGCTGGATCAGTCGCCAGGATCACGCTTTGGATTGCTCCACTGGAGAGCGGAGCGCCGCCGGCATCAAAGCGACCAAACACGGCCCGGCCGCGGCTCTTGCCGTCGAAGGTCACATTGATCAGATCCTCAGCAGTTTGCGGCTCTTTGTAGTTCCGCAGCGCGCAGTTGAACCCGGCGTAATCGTAGATGTAGTTGCCGGAACCGCCATCAGAGCGGCCAAGCTCTTTGAACATCTCGATGAACACCTCGAAGTCGGTGTTGTCGCGGGCTTGCGCAACAATCCCGAACTCTTCGGAGTAATCGCCGATGAACTCAGGGCAATTCCCTGTCGGCTTCCGAACGATCGCCTTCGAGAAAAACGTATCGAAGCTGGCAGATACCATGCTGCCAGTGGTTACGGAATCGCTCCACCCGTCATCGCCGATCAGTCGGAACTCTCGGTCGTTGTTGTCAACGGAGAAACTGACCTGTTTCACGGTCTGGAGCTCTCGCGCCCAGTCGCCAGTGTCAAGGGTGGGGCGGGTGATCCAGCCCATGCTGTCCCGCGTGGGGAAGTAGCGGCATGGGGCGGTGAGCGGCGTCATCAGCAGGATGCTGCGGTGCGCCTTGATGAACGTTTGCCCGATAGCGAAGTCGGCCATTTGAATCAGCTCCTCCTAGAGCGACAGGGTGAGAATTGGGTCGGGCAACTCAGTGATGAGCCGCTCATAGCTGTCATCAGTTTGAGGCTGATGACGTTGGTTCGAGGTTGGCCATGCCCGGAAGCAGAGCAATCGCACCGCCTCCAGATCGCTGGCCGTGTCGAACTGGGTGAAGGTGACGGTCCAGCGGCGCATAGTCGTCAGGGTGCGCGTCACGCCGCCCAGAAGCTCGCGCTCCGGGGCCTTGTTCAGCACCGCTTCGATGCCCGTCGCTGTGAAGCTCGGGCGCACCTGGCCGGGGGTCACCACCCAGAAGGCTGGGATGGGGGCCCCGCCTGGCCTGCTGTAGGTGCCCAGCAGGCCGCCGAACAGCTCGCGCAGGTCGTCGGCCACCTCGCGGACGCTGGCGCCAAGCTCCACCAGGCAGGGGTCCGTCATGGCGTCCCCCCCAGGCGGCCGGCCCGGCGTTTCGCGGCCATGGTGAAGTGAAGCTTGAACGCTGTCTGAAGCCTGACGCGATCCCGGATCACCTCACGGGTCCAGGGCCTAGCAGTCATGGTGCGGGCGTTCCCTTCGGCGTCCGTTGCCTTGAAAACGGCGCCGTCGTGAACCGTGGGGGCATAGGGGGCGCTCCACCGGTATTTCGTCTCGAGCGTTCCTGGCTGGCTGGCCACAGTCATGGACTGGGAAGCGCGCAGGTCCCCCGTGTCCACGATGTCCCGCGGTGATTCACCGTTGGGCCATGGCCATTTCGGTTCTGTGATTTCCTTGGTAAGGCGTTCATCCACGTAGGCGCTGAAACGGCCCCACGCATCGTCAAGAACGCCCTGCAGCTGAGCATCAAGCGCCATCGCCGCGGCCTCCAGTGACCCGGAAAATCCCGGTGATTTGCTGGCGAAGCAACGGCATGGCACCCACCGGGGCGCCCAGGTCTTCCCGTAGCTCAAACCGCCCCTGCCGGCCGTTGATCACGGCGGCCGCCTTGCTCCCCGACACGATGCGCGGATCAAGCTGAGCAGGGCTGAGCAGCCGGCCGGAGCAGGGAAATGTGGTTTCATCCACGCCCACCTGCTTGGCCCATGTGGCGTTGCTCACCTTCAACGTGGCGAGGTACTCCACCACAACGGAATTGGCCACCTCATTGCCGGTAGTGGTGTCCACCGTCAGGTCAGGCCCAGCCACGGTGAACGCCAGGCTGGCGTTGGCCAGGTTGCCGTAGTTGGTGGCCGGCTCAGGAGAAAACATCAGACTGAGAATCCACTGGTGCAGGGCAAGCACTGCGAGAGCTCGTCAAACTGCTGGCCGTAATGAGTGGAGAGCAGGCCGCTGCCAGCGCTTTGCACCGGCTGGCCCACCTGGGCCCCCACCTCGCGAACACGGGAGGCAATGAGGTGCGCGGCATAGAAGCCGGCACCGTCGAACTGAAGATCAGCCCAGACGGATTCGGGGCACCGGCGGCCGGCCGCGGCCAGGGCCTCGTCCCGCTGGGCGAAGCTGTGGACCTGAAGCTCAGGGAACCGGTCGATGAACTCCGCCATGGTGGGAATGGCCATCAGAGCTTGCCTTCCTCCAGCTCCTTGATTCGAGCGGCCAGGCGCTCGCGGATCTGCTGGCGATCCTCGGCGCGCAGCCACTGTTGCAGGCGTGACGTGTCGCGGCAGCCGTAGATCAGCCGGGTGGCAGCCGGCGCTTGCAAGGCCTTGATCTCCAGGTCAGGGCCGGCCGCGCCATCGGGCGGCAGCTCGATCTCCTGAAGGATGTTGCGACCCATCAGGATTTGGGTGTCTGGCCTGGCCTTGGCCTTCTCCCATAGATCGCGGGGAATCGGGCCATTGAGGCCTGGGTTGATCCGCAGAGTGGTGGCCCGGTTGATCGGGCCGAAAGCCCAGGAGATGCTGCCCCCGGGGCAGGTCTGCAGGCTGGGCTCGTTCACCTCAGGGGTGTAGACGATCGCCAGGAGGCCGGCGGGTGCTGAATCCTTGGCGCTCTTGGCGGCCACTGGAGGGTTGGAGGGGGTAGTGCTCATTGGCTCGGGGGCGGAGGGGTGGAGGTGCTGCGAAGGAAACCGGATCAGGTGTTGCCGCCGTCTTCGATGTAGATGAAGGCCAGCGGGAAGTCAGGGATGAAGCCGCCGATCTTGCTCATCGAAGGGACAATGAACTTCAGGTTTCTGGGCTGCGGGGGCAAAAAGGTGAGCTTCAAGGGGATGTGAAACTTGCCTTTGGTCGGATCCTTCCGGTAGAACAGCATCCGCTTGGCGGTGAGGTTGCCGCCGCTGTTGGCTGGATCGAGCTCGTTGATCGGCTCCACCGAAGTGATGCCGGGGTTCTGCTTGAGGAACAGCTCCAGCACCGATGTGTTGTCGGTGGTTGAACGGCAGGTGGTGCTTACAATGCGGTGGTCAGATTCAGCCATCAACAGGGTGTTGGGTTGCTCCACCTGGCGGCTGTTGGCCCGCATCGCGGTGACGCCGAAGTTCAGCAGATCGAGCATCTGCTGCGGGGTGATGTCGTCGTCGTCAAACCAGGCGTCCGTGTTGTTGCCGGTGACAGCAACGCGGGAGATAGCCGGGTGATTCAGCATCCCCTTCAGGCCCGTGCCGCCGCGGCCAAACAAGCATGTGAGGTTGTTGCGGCGTTCGTAGGCGTCGCGCACAGCGTCGGCCCGCTCAGTGGTGAGCGAAACGCCGGCCATCTTTGCGGCCAGCAGTTCATCCTGGGTGTAGTCGAACGAACCGCCGAAGGTTCTGATGCCGTTGACGATTTCACCCACCTTCGTGCCAGACCGGGGCAGATCGTCGGCGGCGTCGCCGATCAGATCGAAGTCACCGGTGCGGTCCCAGATGGTGCGCTTGATGGACGTTGCGCCCGGGTCCACCTCATAGCTGACTGGGCAGATGCGGGGGTAGACGATCTCCGCGTAGGGCTTGCGCAGCACTCCAGGGATGAGGTGCTGCAGTTGGTCGGCCAGAAACGCCCCGGATTGGTAAGCGTCGGCATCGGTTCGATGGCTCATTGAATTGCCTCCAGGGCGTTAAGTGGTCGAGATGGTGGGATTGATGCGGTGATCAGGCGTCAGCCGTGACGGCGATGGCCTGCGGGGTGTTGATCCGCAGGACGATCAGGCCACCGGCGCTGGCCGGCCGCTCGATCTCCCAGGAGCCAGCCGTCAGCGCGAGGCTGTTGCCAGCAGAGGCTGTAGTGCCCCACTGGCCGGCATTGGCGCCGGTGGCGAAGTAGCGGAGCGCAACGGCAACGGCAACGTCTTCCCAAACCGGCAGGTAGATCGCGCCGACCTTCAGGACGTTGACGGCATCGCCGATGGCCGGGCCGCCCAGGTAAGGGTCGGCGTTCTCGCGGTGATTCAGAGAATCCCGATCGGTCCGGTAGCTGATGCCCAGCAGGGTGGCCGCGCCAGCCGCAACGGAAACGGAATTGGGCAGGAGGCCGCTGCCGTTGCGCACCAACGGCGAGCCGTAGGCGATGCGGGCAGCCGTTTCGTTGTTCCCGCTGATTGTGACGGTGTCCGAGATGTCGAACAGATCACCGGCCTGGCCTGGGGCCAGCTGCATCGGGTAGTCGGTGCCAACGCCGACAGCAGGGCCGGTTCCGGCGTTCGTGGTGTAAGTCTGGGCCATTGGACGGTTGCAAAGGGGCGGGTTAAATGGTCTGGATCAGGAGTTTTTCCAGGCGTTCGAGGTTGTGTCTGCCATCTCCTGCTCGGCGGCGGCGATGTTGTCGCGGGCCGCGTCACTGCGCGGGGTAGTGAGCCCCTGCAGCTGCAGGGCCAAGGCCTCGGCGGTGCCGGAAACGAGCGGGGCGGCCGCTTCATGGGCCGCGTCGAAACGGGCGGCCACGTAGTCGTCGCTGCGGGTTTCGATCTGATCCACCTTCACGCCACCGGACTTCAGGGCCAGCTCCTGCACCTGGCGGTTCGTCAGGCCGTCGTGGCGACTGCGCGCACCGGTGATGGCGGCCGCCTTGTCGAGCACCTCAACCCGTTCAGCCACCAGGGCGTCGAGCCGCTGCTGGTCAATGGAGCTGTCGGTGCGAGCGTCCAGCTGCTTTTCGATTTCAGTGATCTGTTCCTCCAGGGCGTCGAACCGCTGCTCAGCCGCGGCCAGGTCATCGAGGGAGGCCTTGTAGACGGCCCAGGGAACGGTGCGGTTGTCGGCGGAATCCGTTTTGGCCTTGGCCTTCGGCTTGACGGGAGGGAAGCTCATCCCTTCTTCGTCGTCGTCGTCTTCCTCCATGTCTTCCATGTCTTCATCAGAGGCCATGGGCTTTTCTTCGTCTTCGTCTTTGGGCATTCCACCTTTAGGAGCCTCGGGCTTCATGTCGGTGCGGGCGGTGCGGGCGGCCATGTCGGGCTCCTCGGTAGGGGTTTGGAATGATTCGGTGCTGATGCCAACCCAGGACGGTTGATCGGCGCTGTCGAAGTGCAAGCGCACCTCAGAGCCGGCGCGAGCCTTGCTGGTGATGGCGTGATGGTTCCCGCTGATCGACCTCTGGGTGCCGTCGAAACGGGTGCCATCGGGTGCGACGCCAGGGGTTGCGTCGTATTCGCAGCGGTAGCCAACACTGAGCTCAGTGGCATCACCACGCTTCACGGCCTCAATGGCCTCGCGGTCCGTTAAGACCACGGTGCCGTGAACAAAACCGTTGTCGTAGGTGACGTGGGTGCCGCTGGCGCCGCGCTGGTACTGCCGAGCGGTGTCGGGGGTGAGCAGCTGCGGCGGATGTTCCAGGGTGACCGGGAGGCCACCAAGGGAGAGGAAGGAATCCTCTCTGGCCACCTCGGATTCAGGGCGATACTCAACACGTTGCGATCCATCGAAGTTTCGATAGGTCTGGCAACCAGTTCGGGCGAAGGTCGCACGAATGCGCAGGAAGCCTTCAGGGGTTTCCTGCCAGTTGCCAATTGCTGAGCGATCGAACCTGAACTCCAACAGCACCTGAATGCAGCTGTGTGCAACTTGAGGCCGCTTCTATTACGATCTGGCGATGGTTGCCAAAAACGCACCAGTGCCAACTCTCCTGCCTGACGCTTTGATTCGTCAGCTGTTTGGTGCTCGATTGGCCGTGATGTTGCGCGATCGGGAGATCAGCCAGGCGGTGCTGGCAGAGCAGCTGGAGGTGGATCGAAGCACGGTGAGCCGTATCTGCTCGGGCGAGCGGTCGGCAAAGCCTGGGCAGATTCGGAGCATCTGCATCTTGCTGAACATTGACCCGGCCCTGCTGCTGGGCCTCTAGTCGTTAGCAAAGTGCTACGGTGAGTGGAAAGGCTCCCCAGCACAATGACCGCCGACACCCAGCAGCTCTACCGGGAGCGATTGAAAGGAAAGCAGCCACCTGCAGCGCGATGCAACTGCAACCGGGTCCTGCGCAGCAACTTCCCAGGCGGCCTCTGCCGGGCCTGCTGGTGGGCAACGCCGGAAGGGCTGGCAGACAAGCGGGCCAAGACCCTGGAGCGGACGCGCAAGGCGCGGTCAGCAGCCAAAGACCGGGCCGCGGCCGGCTGATCCCCTTGTGGGGTGTTAGCAACGTGCTACAATATGAATGAAGGCGAGAGGCCTTCGCGTCCCACCGCTCCCCAGCCATGACAGATGACCGCCTGCGCCAAGAGATCATGCTTTGCATGGCTGCCGACGAGCTCCCTGTCACGGGAGACTTTTGGTTCCAGCTGATCTTTCTCTCCCGCTCAAGCCTGCTGGCGATGGCCCAAGAGTTGGGCATCCAAGGATTGGCGCCCTTGGCCCCGCCCTAGCTTCCGATCGGAAGGGTGCTCATGCACTCGCAAGCCTCGGTCTACCGGGGCTTTTTTCTGTTCTGCGGATTCAGGCGAAGCATCTCCTTGGTTTCAGATGCCACCTTGGCCCAGTTGATGCCAGAACCATCTTGCCGGCGTTCAGGGGCGGCCTGCAGGTCGCCTTCCCACTTGAAGGTCGCATTAGCCATCCGGTCGCCGAGAGTGCTGCTGGGGGGGTTGCTCTTGGCCATGCTGCTGCCCTGCTGTTGGTTTGATGTTGGCACGGTGTTAGGCGCGCTTGACCTTGACTTGGATCATCTTGCCGTCATCCTTCACGCTCAGCACCGTGAAGCGCTCTGCCGCGGGGATCAGCACCTCTTTTTCATTGCGGAACTCGCTCAGGCCTGAGATGTCGCGGCCGCCGTGGCCAAGGGCGAACTCCATCAACACCGCAGCGCACCGCTGCCGCATCGATGAGGAGCGGGCCCGGCTTTACCGCGTGGTGGCTGAGCCTTTGCCGGCTGGCAGCAGCTGTGACACACCGAGCCCTGCTACTGGGCCTAAGCATCTCTCCTTGCTGTAACTGTTTCCCCGAAATCCCATCAGGAATTGATCCCAGTCACAATCGGCGGGCCTGAGGCCTTTCCCGTTGAGCACCCCCCAGGCCCTGCAGAACTTCGCCCACTGGGTGGCCTCGATCCGTGGGGATGAGGACAGCGAGGCCCAGACCTACGTGAATCGGCTGCTGCAGGCATGGGGCTGGGCTGACTCTGTAGAGGCGGGCACCACTTTCGAGCGCAAGATTCCCAAGGGCAGCCTGGCCGGTGGCATGGGCAAGGCGGACGCCCTGATCGAGGGAACACGGGCCACGGTTCTGATCGAGATGAAGAGCCGGGGCAAAGCTCTGGAGCCCCACTTCCCGCAACTGCAGCGCTACTGGATCTACCTCGCACCCAAGCCGGACTATTCGGTGCTTAGCAACTTCGATGAGCTGTGGGTTTACGACTTCAACCAGCTGGTGGATGAGCCCCTGGTCAAGCTGCGGGTGGAGGATCTGGCTAGCCAATCGTCGTCTCTGGCCTTCCTCAGCAAGACTGAGCAGCCGGTCCACTTCGGCCTCAACCAGATCGAGGTAACTGAAGCTCAGGCCCGGAGCATGGGGGAGCTGTTCGGTCGGTTGCGCAAGCGGGGCGAGAAGAGCGGCGATTTCACGGCCTTGGAGGCCCAGCGGTTCGTGCTCCAGTGCGTTCTGAGCCTGTTCGCTGAGGATCGGGGCTTGCTGCCGAATCTGCAGTTCACCCAGGCTCTTGATGCCTGTCGGGGGGGGCAGAGCAGCTACGACGTGCTCGGCTACCTGTTCGGTGAGATGAACACCCCCGGCACCACCCCCGGCGGGCAGTTCCGGGGAACGCCCTACTTCAACGGCGGGCTTTTCTCCCACATCCCAAGGCTTGAGCTGCTCTCCGATGAGCTGGATTTGCTGAGCGCCAGCGCCGAGGAGAATTGGCAGCGGGTGCGGCCCAGCATCTTTGGCAACATCTTCGAAGCCAGCAGCGATGACGCCACCCGCCACGCCCACGGCCAGCACTTCACCAGTGAGGTGGACATGCTGCAGATCATCCGGCCCACGATCGTTGAGCCGTGGGAAGAGCGGGTCGCGCAGGCCAGCAGCATCGCTGAGCTGGAGGGCCTACGGCAGGCGTTGACGCAGTACCGCGTCTGCGATCCGGCCTGTGGTTCCGGGAACTTCCTCTACATGGGCTACAACGCCGTCAAGGACCTGGAAGTCACGATCCTGCGGCGCATCGCTGAACGCCGCAGTTCAGAGGCGAAGAAGGTCCAGGCAGTGCTGGGGTTGGTGACGCCACTGCAGTTCTTCGGCATGGACACCAGCCCGTTCGCGGTGGAGCTGGCACGGGTGACGCTGATGATTGCCCGCAAGGTGGCCAACGATCGCCTGGGGCTTACAGAACGGGATCTACCCCTCGACAACCTCGACGCAAACATCAGGGTCGCAGATGCGTTGTTCATCCCCTGGCCGGAGGCCGATGCATATGTGGGGAACCCGCCGTTCTTGGGTGGGAAACACATGCGGCTCAACCTCGGGGATGAGTACGTCGAGCGGGTCTTTCAGCGGTTCCCCGAGGTGCACGACAGCGTGGACTTCTGCACCTACTGGTTCCGGCTGGCCCACGACAACCTCCAGCCCGACGGCCGGGCTGGGCTGGTAGCCACCAACTCGATTCGCCATGGCAAGAGCCGCCGGGCCTCCCTCGACTACATCCGCGACAACGGCGGTCACATCCATGCGGCGATCTCAACCCAGCCGTGGTCCGGGGAGGCCCACGTGCACGTGAGCATCGTGAACTGGAGCCGCGATGCTGCGGGTAGTTACCGGCTGGATGGAGAGGATGTTTCCACCATCAACACCAGTTTGCGCTCAACCGTGGATGTGAGTGAAGCCAGTGCCTTGGTGGCAAACAAGGGCTATTGCTTTCAGGGGGTGATTCCGGTGGGCAAGGGTTTCAACGTTGACCCTGCGACAGCGGCGGAGTGGTTGGCTGCTGATCCAAGGAACGCCGAGGTGGTCAAGCCGTTCTCGATGGGCACCAACCTGGCGAAGCGTCCTTTGGGGCAGCCCGACCGCTGGATCATCGACTTCAACGATCTCACACTGGAAGTGGCGGAAGCCTATGCCGAGCCCTTTCGGCAAGTGAAAGACCTGGTGAGGCCCCAGCGCATGGAGAACCGCCGCGAAACCACGCGGGTGAACTGGTGGCGGTATGGGGAGAAACGACCAGCGATGCGGGCAGCTATCGAACCACTGAAAAGTTACTTTGCCGTTCCCCGAGTTTCCAAGTGGGCTGTTTTCATTCCATTCCAGAAGGATTGGCTGCCTGGAGAAAAGAATGTCGTGCTCGCCAGCTATGATTTCTATATTGTGGGCCTGCTGACTTCCTCCGTACACCGCATCTGGATGCACGCGCAGAAAGGCACCCTCAAGGGCGACATCGCCTACACCCACGACTCTATATTCGAGACCTTCCCCTTCCCTCAGATCGTCACGCCTGAGCTGGTGCAGCAGATCCGCCAGGCGATGACAGCCCTCAACGACTACCGCAACGAGGTGATGGTGGCGCGGAACTGGGGCATCACCGACCTCTACAACGCCTACTTCAACGAACCCGCCAGCCAGCTTGCCAAGCTCCATCAAGCGCTCGATGCTTTGGTGCTGAAGGCCTATGGCTGGAAGGCCAACGAAGACATCCTCAGCAACCTGCTCGATCTCAACCTGGAGCTGGCGGAGCGGGAAGCTGCAGGGGAGAAGGTGGTGGGGCCGTGGTGGCCGCGGCCTTCTCAGCCTTCACGGCTGGCGCCGGTGCTGCCGGAGCTCCTGACGTAATCCGGCAAGTCTTGGCCCGGCTGATGTGCGAAGCCCCGCAGGGGATGTCATTGCCGCCGCCGGCAGCACCGAACAGCCCCATCTGGCCAGGGGGCGCTTTTGCCTTCGCTCGATCAATCCGCTCCTGGAGGCTGTCAGCCCGCTTGGTGCTGCGGCCGTCGTGGCCATTACGGGCCCGGTTCGCTTTGGGGTCTTCCTTGATCAGCCGATCATCTTCCGTGTGGCTCAGATCCGGGCCACCTTGGCCAGCCATTCCGCGCCGCCGCCGCTCCGTCCAAAGCCGATCTGGGCGGCGGTTGATCTTTCGCTGCAGAGCATTCTTTTTCTCCCTTGCTTCTGGGTTGTTGCGGTAATAGTCGGCCGAATCGCCATCGGCCCGGTCAAAGGCGCTTTTACGCGGGCGCAGGCCAACGGCCTCCAGCTCAAACTCCACCGCGGCGAACACGTCAGATTCAAGCTCTTTGCGCACTTCGCTCTCTGGTTCTCCTGCTTCCACCCGATCAGCTGCCCGGTTCAGCGCGGTGCTGATCGGGCCGGCGGTGCTCTTGAGTTGCTCGAACACCTGCAGCGCCTGCCCGGCTTCGGCGGTCACCCTGCTGCTGGCCTCCTGATTGATCACGTTCCCGGCTTTCTCCGTCAACGAGGCCGCTGATCGGGCCTTGCTGACCGTGCCAAATAGCCGCTTCTCTCGGCTGATCTTCGATTTCAGGCCTGCCGAGAGCTTGGCGCGGGTGATCAGGTTGCTCTTTGACACCTCGCTTGAACCGAACAGGTCGAAGGTGGTCTGGGTCTGCTGCTCGCTGATGCGGGCGTGATCCACCAGCTCGCTCAGGGTCTTGTCGGTGATCCCCCGCCGGCTGCTGACCATCTTGAAAATCTCCTGCTGCTTGCCTGCCTCCAGGCCAGAGCCGCCGATGATCGCCCCGCGGTTGATGCTCAGATCACCATCCACCACCGCCTTGAACACGTCATCGGGCAGCTTGCTGAGCCGCAGGCCCTTATCCGCCTGGCCGCTGTTAAGCGGCAACCCACGGGCCTCTACGTCAGCAGGCGTTTGAATGCCGGTATCCCGGAAAAACTTCGCCGCGTCCATTGGTGTGCCGGCGCCCTCGGCGATGTTCTGCATGGCGCCGATCGCCCGGGCGTCCTTCGCGGTCGGGGCGTCCAGGTATCTCACGGTCACCGCCTCGGCGCCCAGGCGGCGGGCCAGGGCCAGGCGGTTGTGACCATTGACCACGTAGGTCTTCCCATCGGCGTCCTGCCAGACGCTGATCACCCCCGCCAGGTTCGGGGCCCACTTCTTCACGCCCGAAAGGCTTCCCACCTCCCCGGTGGTCGCTGTCGCTTTGATCTTGTATTGGAAGCGCGCAGGATCAAACTCGATCTCATCCGGCGACAGGTCGCGCACAGCGCCAGCTTTTGGCTTGCTCTCGGGCACCTTGCCGGTCCGCACCATTTCGGCAATCTCAGGCCGCTGCAGCAAGGCCTCCAGCCGCTTCACATTGCGCCCCTGACGCAGCTCTGCCGCCTTGGACCCACGGCCGGCAGTCACCCGCTGGGCCGCGCCGGCCGCGGCTTTATCACCTCCAGCAGCCAGGGCCAGCAGCCTCTTCAGGCGACCCTTCCCGATCGCACTGCCTGGCCTGACCAGGCACTCCTTCCGCACCGTGATGCACTTGTTCCCGCAGCCATAGCCAACGCTGCACTTCTTCCCCGCCCGCACCGCGCCGCCACGAAAATCCAGGCGCTGTTCAGGGGCCCGAAGCTGCAGAAACGAATCAGATCGGATCTCCCAGCTGCGCTCATTCACCCCGTCCCACGCCGGGCGAAACGCCACCACGTCAGCATCGCAGCGAAACCGGTAGAGCAGGCCGTCCACAGCCATCCGCCCTGCCACCACGCCACGCGGCGCCAGCTGCCAATCCAGCACCAACGCCCCGGGCCTGGCCTCCGCCATGACTTGCTGCACCAGCAAGCTCACCTGATCGGCATGGTCCCATCGAGGGGCCGGGCTGGGACCGGGGTGGTCCCGGACTGGCAGCAACGCTTCCACGGCCGCCAGGCGATTCCGCAGGCCGTCAGAGCTCTTCATCGATCCACCTCTTGGCCACCAGGCGGAACCACCAGCAGCAGCCGGCCCTCGACCTGCTCCGCCTGGGCCTGCAACACCGCCTGCTGATGCGGCGATTCACTCTCCTGCGGCACAGGTCGCGCCAACCCGTAGACGGCCAGGGCATCTGCTACCCGCGACACCTTGGCCAGCTCTTCGCGCAATGGATCAAGCGATCGGCCCAACGATCCGGCCGCGGCAATCCTGATCTGGTCACCCAGGCGTTGGCCTGCTCGCTGCAGTTGCAGCTCTGCATTCTGGAGCTCCACCGCCAGGGTGACCCGCACCTGGGTGGTCACCTCAGCGCTGAACGTGGCGGCCGCCCGCCGAGCGAACGGATCAACTGTTGCGGCGACAATCCTGGAGAACATGCTCACAGCGAGCTCAAGCGATCCTGAAGCCGGGCCAAGCGATCAGAGAGCCCACTGTCTTCCCGGCCAGCAGATCCCTGCCGCTGGGGCTTGTACGTGACCAGGCCGGAGCGGGTGAACTTGAAGGTGAACTGCTGGCGGTTGCTCTCGAAGGTGCCGGACGGGATCCCGCCCTCATCGCTCATTGAAAGAATCCGCACCGGGTTGATCTGCTCCATCAAGAGCTGGGTGGCCAGCTGAACCATCTCCTGCCGCCGATCCATCTCTGACTTGTCTTGCCTTGAACTCAGTATGGGCCCGCTCCGTGGCTGATCAAGCTGCAGGGAAAGGGCCAATAACCTGATAATGAACCGTCTGATCACTGATCCATGCACCTCCAGGAAGCCGCCTACACCCTGAACAAGGTTTTCCAGTATCGGCCTGACAGGCCAGGCTTGGATCCGTGGCACATTCTTGATACCCGGAAAGAGTCGGCAAGGGGTAATTGTGAAGACTACATAGCCACGATTCTGTGGCTTATCTCGGACAAGCGCTTCTCAGTGTTCCTACGCAACCTACTGTTTGGCGGCAAGAATGTTGTCTTCCACTACTGCACGATTGTTGAGGATGGCCGCCGGGGCAATCACACCGTTCTTGAATACAAGAAAGAATACATAGACAACATCCTAGGCATCCGATCAGACAGAGGCTATTACACGGCTTCCAAATACAAGCACAGCTTTAAGCATCCTTGGAACCGATGGGTGATTCTGTTTCGGTTGTTCCTTGGAACTTTCATAGGTCGCTAGGGCTTCGCTCACGCCTCCAGCCAGCAAGTAACCAGCGATGCCATAGCGGACGCGGAATGCCTCAGCCTCAGGTGGAAGGCGGCCATGCACGTTCACGTAGTACCCGCTGAGTCGGGTCGGCGGGGTGATCTCCAGGCCTTCTTCGTCGTAGGTGCCGTAGCCGCCTTCAGTCTAGGGCTGAGGATCCGGCGCCTTCTCTTTCAGTGGTTGCACAGCCTTGGATGGGGGCTTGGGGGCGATCGGCGCGGGCGGCTTCGGGGCGGCCGGCGGCGCCAGGGCAATCGCCTCCAGCTCTTCCACTATTTCAGCTGCCGAGAGCTTGGGCTTTTCCCGGAGCAGCTTGATCGCATCCTCCATTGCTTGAACGGCTTCGATTGGGCCAACGGTGGCGAGGAAGCGCTTCAGTCCGGTGGCCGCGTGGAGCCGATCAGCGATAGTCATGGCTGGAAGTGACGTGCTGCTCCGAGGCTAAGCCTCCCCGCCTTTATGGCTGCAGCGCTGCGGGTACGGGCGACCGCAAAGCCTGGCTGTCGCGAATGCCGCTGAACACCACCAGGCCACCAATAGTGAGAGCAGCTGAACCGGCAACGATCGCCATCCCAATCCAGTTCTGGCGCAAGGCCGGGGAAGCGGCCGGCCGCTGCTGGCTGCGGGTGCGGCGGCGGGTGCGCGGGAAGGCGGTGCGAGGTTCGGCCATGCGCCGCTGGGGGCGCGACAGATCAGGCAGGACGGGGCTGGAGGGTTTCATTGCGAATCAGGCAAGTGCCAACGAATGATACACGTGAGCTATGGAAGCGGCTACAATTTCGGCCGTGTCCCTCCCCAGCGAAATGAAACCATCCACCTCGACCCTGATCCTGATCAACCTCACCGCCTTGGGCCTTGGTGCCGCCATTGGCCTGATGCCGGTGAGCAAGGCTGATCCCGTCACGGCTGCCTGGCACACGGCCATTGTGACCTGCCAAGCGCTGCGAGCCGGCGTCCCCTTCTCCCGGGCCATGGTGCTGGGCGTTGACGGGGTGCGCAGCCTCTGGGGCTCGTCCACCCGTGACCCAGACTTCGGCCGGCTTGCCGCCAACGCCACCGCCGAGTTGTGCGGCCGGGAGCTGGTGCGCGCCTACCAGGCCTCGAAAGGGCAGGCGCTTTGACTCTGGCAGAAGACGGCTTTGCCTTGCGCCGGCCGGCCTATGTGCGTTTGAGCGCAGCAGAGCAGGACGCGATCCGCCGCGAGGGGGCCCGCCAGGGCCAAACGCGGCCAACGACAACGCGGCCGCTGATCCGCCGGGAAATGACGTGAGCAGCAGCTGGCGGATCGCATTTTCTGGGCTATGGTGTGGCCGCTGAGCGCGCTACAGGCGCCGCCGGCAAATCCCACCGCTCCCCAGCGAAATGAAAGACATGATCAAGGCCGATTGGGGCCAAAGCATTGAAGCGACCATCCGCGCTATCGCCGCCGTTGCTGTGGTGGCCTACGTCGCCGGCTACAGCCTGGGCGAGGCCGTCCACAGGCTGAACGACTGGCTGGCTGCCTGGGCACACCCGCACACGCTCACAGGGGCAACTGGGCTCAAGATTTCAACTGCCGAGGAATCCTCGGTAGTTGGGCCAGAGGTTCCAACTGTCAAGCCAGGCTTGACAGTTCAAAACTCGGCCGTTTCGATCGTAGCCCTGCTGTTCAGTGATGGCTGGAGCCAGCGCCGCATTTCAAGGCACCTGGGCATCAGCCGGCGACAGGTCAGAAGTGCGTTGGCGTGAGCGCCGCTCCAAATTGTCGGTAACCGTGTGATGCCATTGAAATCTCAGAGGCCCCTGATCGCGTCCGTTGCTTGGGGAAAGCCCGGCGTGATCATCGGCGTTCGCTGCAGCACTTTCCCCGATCGAGTTGATGTCTACGGGTGGCCAATCCAACTGGCCTGCAGCTCGCCCTCCCTGGCGAAGCACGTTGTCGGGGGAGTGGCGGGCTGGCGGCTGCTGATACCAGTCACTGACTGGTCGATGGACATGAAGCTGGAAGACATCCTGGCGATGCGCGACGCGATGCCCTTGATCGTGTTCTGGCGGATGGAAGGCCACCGCTGGGAGAACGTACCAAGACAAGATGGCGACCTTGTTCTGGCGGAGCTGCTCGACCGGCAGGTGTCCACCGCCGAAGGCCTCCAGCGATGACCAAAGCCAGCTGGGCGGAAGATGTAGGCCTTGCTCCTGATGGCTGGATAGCGGCCATCCTTTTCTGGGGTGACCTGGCGGACGGTCTTGACGCGGTAGCAATCCAGAAGCAAGGCGCCAGCTTTTTCCGCAGGCACCCGCTCGGCCCGTTGGGAGAGCAAGCCAGCATCGTTACCTGGGCTGGGCCTTTTGCGACAGAGCAAGAGGCAGCGGAATGGGCGGAAGAGAATAATCCCTGCTGTTAGCAACGTGCTACAATATGAATGAAGGCGAGAGGCCTTCGCGCCCCACCGCTCCCCAGCCATGCCCGCAGCTTTTATCGCCCTTGATTACAACCTTGATTCAATGAGCAACCACGCAATTGAAGGCGCAATCTTTATTTGTCGAAGCCATCAAGGATTGGGTGCTCGCAATCTGAATGCTCTGTTTGAAGAAAACTACCGCAGGGCTGGCGAACCAAACCCTGATTGGAACGTGGCCGGCCGCTTTGCCTGACACCAACAGCCCGCCAGAGCTTGTCTGGCACTTGCCCCACCGCTCCCCAGCTGATGACCGCCAAAGACAAAGTGAACGCCAACTACGCCGCGGGCAAACAGCCCTATGAAGGCCTGACCACCGCCGAGATCGCTGCATACAACAGGGTGCTCATGTTTGGCGAAAACGATGAGGCTTTCCCCGATCCCGATGAATGGGCCCGTTGGACCGACTGACCACCAACAGCCCGTCGGGGCTTGCCCGGCCACGTCCCACCGCTCTCCAGAAATCGCTAGTTACAATGTTAAGAAGGTTAATTAGATAATGGCTAAAATGTCTTCAATTGAATTGTTCGCAGGTGCAGGTGGGTTAGCGTTAGGGCTTCACAGCGCCGGCTTTACTCCAAAGGCAGTAGTTGAATTTAACAAAGATGCTTGCCGAACTCTAAGAGCAAATAAATTGCTTACTCGGGGGGCTGGAGTATATGAAGGTGATGTAACCAAGTTCGATTATTTAAGCGTACCAGAAACAATAGAATTAATATCAGGTGGGCCACCTTGCCAGCCTTTCTCCCTTGGCGGCAAAGCGAATGGCCACGATGACGCCAGAGATATGTTTCCAGAAGCCGTTAGGGCTATTAGAGAGAAAAAACCAAGAGCATTCGTATTTGAAAATGTAAAAGGCTTGTTGAGAAAAAGCTTTTTCGAATATTTTGAATATATAGTATTACAATTGCAATATCCCTCGATAGAAAAGAAAAGGAATGAAGAATGGGAAAAGCATCGAGAGCGATTAGAGAAACACCATACTAAGAATAAGTATGCAGATCTCGAATATAACGTATTGTATCGTCTTGTAAATGCAGCAGACTATGGCGTCCCTCAAAAAAGAGAGCGGGTATTTATCGTTGGTTTCAGGTCAGACGTTGATGCAAACTGGTCGTTTCCTCAGTCAACACACTCCGAGGACGCTTTGCTCTGGAGTAAATGGGTTACAAAAGAATACTGGAAAAAGCATAAAGTTCAATGCTCAAAAATGGACGAAAAAACAGAGAATAGAGTAGAAAGGTTAAAGCAAAAATATGGAATGTTTGAACCGGAGTTGGAGCCATGGGTCACAGTTCGCGATGCCATTTCAGATCTCCCTAACCCTGAATCTAAAAAAGCTAATGAATTTAACCATCATGTTTTTAAAGGTGGTGCCAAAATCTATCCCGGCCATACAGGCAGTTATATTGACGAGCCTTCCAAGGCGTTGAAGGCTGGAGGGCATGGTATTCCGGGAGGCGAGAATATGATTCGTTTTGAAGATGGAAGTGTTCGTTACTTTACTGTTCGTGAAAGCGCTAGAATTCAAACATTTCCTGATGACTTTGACTTTGAAGGCTCTTGGGGTGAAGTAATGCGCCAACTTGGAAATGCAGTCCCTGCTGAGCTTGGGAAAAAAGTCGGGCAATCCATTTTTCGTGTTCTCAAACCCAAAAGCACTTAACAAGTTGCTGCACTCGGAAAAATTACTCGCTGCGCTCCTAATTTTCCGGTGAGCAAAGCGATCTGCTGCTGGCTCACGCCGAAGATTGCCGATGCGTTGCCGCTTTTGAGCGCGAGCTTGCCAAGCCCTGAAGGCGATTCCCCAATAAAGGAAATGACCGCTTCCTTTATTGGGGAAGCTTGAACCTGTAAGGGGGGCTTACAGGTTCGCCACCTCAACAGCCACCGCTCCCCACACATGCCCTTACCACCCTCTACAGCTATGGATGAAGAAACAACTGCGAGATTTAAGGGTTACGCACAACTTGAAAAAAGTTTCGCCGAAATCCACCTGCCAGATGATTCCCTTGCGCTCAAGGTGGTCACTCCGCTATCTCAGCAACCTCTCTGACCATCGCTTCATAGGCCACCCGGGCCCCCTGATCCAGCCAGCCCCGCCCAGGAGCCCACACCGGATCGCCTGCAGGCCATGCCTGCGCGCCAGCATTCGCCACCGCTGCACCGGGCCCACGGCGCCGCTGGGTGGCCGGCAGGCTGGTCTTCTCCATCAGCGGGAAATCGCCCGCGCCTCTTGGCTGGTCACCTCCACCGGTTGGCCGCCATGGCCTGCTGTTGGCCTGCTCATACTTGGTGCGGGTGACGGCAGCCAGGGCCTGCTGCTCCTGCTCCCAGCGCTCTGACGCCTTGGCCGCTAAGCTATTCTGAATCACCAGCGATTCAAGGGTAATAGGTGACAATGCACAACGACAATTTGGATGAATCGGCGTCTTAATACTGCCTGCCCAGTATAAACAACCCATCCGTGGAGCGCACCATTCGCACACCCGATCGTCTGCCGTGGTGATGTAGCGCACAAAGCCAGCTCCAACCCGGCGGAACGTGCGCTCTCTGGCCTCCCCGGCCGCGATGTGGGTTTCGGTGCGGGCCACTGTCTCGGCCCGGTTACGGAAGGCCTCATTGATGTTCGGCAGCCTTGCCTTGAGGGTGCGGGCCAGCGCCCTGCTATCGAGGCCCGTTGCCAGCTGGGTGGCTGTTTCCACCTGCACCGCATCGCCCCAGTCACGCCACCACCGATAGAAGTAATCCTTCGCCGCGACCACCCGTTCACTGGTGGCTGCATCGCGCTGCCGGCGGTAGTTCTCCGACAGGCTCTTGAAATCACGCTCGGCGGCGGCGACCGTTGCGCCGATGTTGACCAGCCGGGTGAATGACTGCCCTTCCTGGTAGCCGCCGCCTGGGGTGATTGGTGCTGCAGGCGCTGCGGGCGGCGGCACCTGGCCGGCCTGGGTGATCAGCGGGTGAGTGGCCGAGAGCTTGGCCGCAGGCTCCAGCATGTTCTGGCTGAGCTGAATGGCGTACTCGCTGCCCAGGTCGTGAGCGCGGCGGAAGAGCTCCACCAGTTCAGTGTCCAGGGCCCGGCCGGCGGCCTTGTCCTGCGGGAAGCGACCGATGATCACCTGCAGATCCTGCAGCAGCTGGCCCTGGAGGTAGAGGCTGGCCTGGTTCTTTTGCAGCGGGGTGATGATCTCGGGCCCTGCAGGCGTTGACCCTTGAAAGGCGCCTGGGGTGCGCTTGGGATCGTAGATCGGCTGGGCGTCGATCTTCTCCAGCCGGTCGATCAGGGAGCGGATCGTGCGGCTTAGGGCCTCGTTGAAGATGCCCTGCAGCTTTTTGAGCTGCTGATCCTCCAGGCCACGCATCTCCAGATCGAGATGCTCGAGCAGTTCAACGGAACGATCAGCCATCAGGAATAGGCGTCACAGCGGGCCCCCAGGGCCACCAGATCAGTGCCATCGATCTGCCGGATCGTGGGGCCTGGCCCGATTGAATCGCGGATGCCGCGGACGTGCTGGTGGCCGATCGCCAGGAGGTAGGCGCCAGTCGATGGCTCAAACACCTCCCAGGCGCCGCTGATGTCTGGGCCCACCGCTACCGGATGGGGCAGCTCCTGCCCATAGGGGGCAAGGATGCGTCCGAGGCCCTGGCTATCAATTCGGATGTTCACCCCGCAGCGCTCGATCACGTCGCCGGCCGCGTCAGCGCGGGGGATGGCCGGGGCGTCCTTCCGCTGCTTGCGGCGGCGGCGGTTCGCCGTGATTGAAAGGGCGAGCTCCTGGGATCGGGCCTCGCAATCGTCACAGCAGGCGTCAGCCTGATCACCCCGGCTCGAGGGGGGCTCTTCCTCTGGATCAGGGGGGGCACCGCCTGGATCGGCCTCCTGCTCGGCCAGGCTTTCGCCGAACTCAATCTCGGATTCATCGCCAGCAGCGCCGGCCGGAGGCTCTGGCTGCTTAAGGCTGCCATCTTCCTCGCGATCGATCAACGTCGTCGTGAGGCTGAAACGCGGCTTGCCGAAGCGGGCCAGCGCCACCTCGTTGGTCGACAGCACACCGGCCTGGATGTATTGAACATCAGCGTTGGCCACCTTGCCGCGCAAATCAGCCTGCTCATCTTCTGTTGGCGTGTAGTTGGGGCGGAACTCCACCGCCCAGCTCTCCGGTGGATCCTTCCCCTTCCACGGCCCATCGGAGCAGGCCATGGCCAGCTCAAACGCTCGGCGGAGGGGCGGCCGGAGATCGCGGTCCTGCCAATCAGCCACGTCATTGCCAAACGCGGCCTGCTCGCTGCGGCCATCTGCTCCCATGCCGCTGGGGCTTTCACCCCACAGAATGGTGTGGGGCAGTCCTGAGGCACCGGTGATCTCGCCCTTCAGGCCTTCGAGGATGTCGGCGATGCCTGCGGCTGATCGGCTGAGGTTGGCCAGGGTTTCGCCCTCGCCCAGGACGTAGGCCCCATAGACAGACCTGGCCATGCTGTTGACTCGCAGCCGTTCGCGCAGCTTCTGCTCGCCGCCCGCGTCCAGAATCCGCTGCAGGTTCGGGAGGGTGTGAACCACCAGATCAAAATCATGCAAGATGTCCGCGGCGCTCTGCTGGCCTGTCTCGAACCTTTTGAACACGTCCCAGCACAGATCGACCACCGACAGCCCCCACCATTGGCGCGACTGCATGGTGCGCCAGCTGCAGGGCAGGCCCTCAAAGCGGATGATGCGGCTGGCATGAATATCGACCTGCAACGCATCAGCCAGGCCTGGATCGCCTGAAGCCTTCGTCAGGTCGCGATCCTGCTGTGTTTCAAACCAATAGCTTTCAGGCGAACCGATGCCCGTCCAACCTGCAGACGGGTACAACCTCCAGCGATCGATGGGGTAGAACCCCTTGATGCTGCGCAGCCGCTTGAGGTTGAGCGGCTTGTCGATGGGGGTGCGATCATCCGCCAACACCACCAGCGCACCACCGCCATACAGGCGGGCGTAGGTGGCGGCAGTGGTCACGGCCTGCGGCAGCTTCAGCTCTTCTGTCCAACTAACCAGATCATCGAGCTTGCTGCGCTCGGTGGTGGTGGTTTCATCGCCCAGGCCTAGGTCCCAGCCGCTGCGGGTGCCCTGCATGGGAATCTTCTCAACCACCCGGCGGAGCAGCCAGGATTGCTCATAGAGCGCATTGATCTCTGCCTCGCCCAGAGCACGGCCGCCCTGGATGCCAGTGGCCTGGCTGCGGTCGTTGGACGTGCCCATGCCGGTGAGCACGTTCAACAGCGGCCCATCCATCCGGTTGGAATCAGGCGCCTGATCCTGAAGGAATCCGATGGCCAATCTGTAGCCTTCTACGTGGTTTCAGGTTAATGCTGCCCCTGTTGATTGCTGAGCAACGATGACGAACCCCGTAGGGTAGGGCCGGCCTGATCAGACCTCCCCTTTGTGAGCTCGCTGGACGATCAGCTACAGGCGTACTCGCGCTTGCCAATCCCTTCCTTTGAAGAGCAACTGATCCATGGCCGAGCCATTCGAGCCTGGCAAGACTGGCCACCGTCGCCAGCTGACGCCCCGTTGCGGGTGAAGCGTTCAGGGCTGCGGTCCCGCGAGCAGATGGTGGCCCGGAATATGCGGCTGGTCGTGACGTGCAGCCGCTCCTTCAATGTCGCGGGCATCATCTCCCTGGATGTCGCCGATCTGATCCAGGAGGGCTCGATCGGGCTGGCGCGAGCAGTTGAAAAGTTTGACCCGATGCGCGGCTACAAGTTCTCGACCTATGCCGTGCCTTGGATCCGGCAGAGCATGATCCGGTTGATCCATTCCGCCAACGGCATCAGGGTGCCGGTGAAGCGAAGCGAACGGATGCACCAGCTGCGGCAGTGGCGGGAGCGGTTCCAGCTTGAGCATGGCCGGCCGGCCACCGATGTAGAGGCAATGGCGGGGATGGATCTATCGCCTGCTGACCTCCAGACCCTGGCCCTGGCGGCAGCCTGCCACAGGCAGGCCTCGCTGGATGTCCTGATCAATGATGACGAAAGCGAAAGCAACACGCTGTTGACAGCGATTCAGGCGAGCTCAAACAATGCCTCAACACGGCGACAGCAGCAATTGCAGGCAGTCAGCTGCGCCCTGGCGCCCTGGCCACAACAGCAAGAGGTGATGCTGCGGCGCCTTGACGGCGAAACCTTCGCCGAGGTGGCCAGAGGGATGGGGCTGGGCCTGGAGCAGGCCAAAGGCCTCAGCCGTTCCGGGCTCATCAACCTGCGAGAACGCTTGGAGGGCAGGGAAAGCGACCAGCTGGGCCTGTTCAGCACCTTTCGACGCTAGTGCAGGTGTGCCAGTAGAGTGCATACTTACAGGCAAAGAACCGCAGGATGGACGCCCAAGAGGAAGCTCTCACATGGCCCCAAGCGGAAACGCTGGAAGCGATCCGAGCCTTCGGGCGCCGGCATGATTACGCCCCCACCGTTCGGGATCTGCAGCGGGCGCGGGGCCTGAAGGCCACCTCAAGCGTCCAGGCGGCGCTGCTAGGGCTGAGAGCCGCGGGTGCCGTGAGCTGGACCCGCGGGCAACCGCGAACGCTGCGGGTGCTCTGGGATCAGTCACAAGGCCCAGAACTGCGGGGTGAGATGCTCGAAGGCCGCTATCAGGGGCCTGACAATGGCCGCTGAACCGCTGAACCCGGGCGGGCGGAGCCCTGCTGATCAGGCCCGGGCCCTGGGGCTGCAGGCGCTCAAGCGAGAGGCCGGCCCTAGGTCATGTTGACCCATTCGGCCACCATCGGCCGGGTGCGGGCGCCGGCCTCGCAGGCCATGGCCAGAGACATCACGGCATCATCGTGCGCGCCAGCGGCGGCCTCGCGGGTGCCGTCTGGGTGCTGGCGGAAGACTCGCATCTGTTCCCCGTAGATGTCGTTGGGCGGCAGGCCCAGCTCGCCCTGCTCCAGCAGCAGCAGCACCCGATCGGTCATAGCGACCTTCGACGGCCGGCTGGTGGCAACCTCTTCGATCGGGTATCCAGGGCGAAGCCGGGCCAGGCTCTCGGCCACCGCAGCACCCACGCCGTTCTTCTCGATGACGATCAGCTCCGGGGCGAACTGGTCAATCAGCCGGGCGCTGCGCTGCAGGCCGTAATCCCTGCTGCGGCGCGAGTCGTTGAACCGGGCCACCACCTGCCAGGGGCTGGCTGTCACGTCCAGAACCGTGGTCACGAACTCATCATCGGCGCCGCCGTTGGGATCGATCCCGATCACGTAGACGTTCCCGCTGGTTGGATCATCCAGGGCACCGATGGCCTCAGCAGCCTCGATCAGTTCGTGCGGGTAGACCTCGGCATCGGTGGCAGTGAAGTCGAGCTCAAACTCTTGCTGGTAGCGCTGCTGGGTGAGCTGAAACTTCCGCTTGGTCTTCTCCTGGTAGTCAGGGTCAGCGGCAAAGATTGGATGCTGGCTCCAGTGGATCGCAACCTTGCCGAACTGACCATCGGGTGAACGGGCCAGGGTTGGAATCCCGTTCACCGTGGCCGGCCCTAGCGGGATTTCGCCGTGATCAGTGGTCCAGTGCTCATGGAAGCGGCCGCTGCGGCCGTTGGGGGTGCTGACCCACACCGCCCGCGCCCTGGGGCCCAGGAGGCTCAGGGTGGGCATGGCGCCGGTTTCAATCCCGCTCAGCCTCTCAATGAAGGCGCCCTCATCGAACAGGACCATGGAGGCCGATGGGATTCCCCTGGCCGCTCGTTCAGTGGGCGGCAGAAAGTGAAGCGATCCACGGCCAAGGAATTGCAGCTTGCGGGCAGAATCCTTTGGCAGGGGCGGGCAGAAGGAACCAAGGCTGGCCGCCTGGCCTTTGATGCGGGCCGCCAGCTCTGACGCATCCTCGCCGGTCTTGCTGAAAACGATGCCCACCCAAGCTGGGTTTTCAATGGCCATCATCAGCATGTAATTGATGACCGTTTCGGAAACGCCGGTTTGCCTTGATTTCAGGCAGTAAACGTTCTGGGTGCTCCGAATCATTCGGACCAGATCCAGCTGGACCTCCCAGGGAATGAAGGGCAGGTATTTCCCCTGAGACGCAATTGTTGTTCGCGCCGCGAAATGCGGCCACTGCTTCGGCAGGTTGTCCCACAGATTGGATCCGATCAATCCAGTGAAGAGCGGCCTGCGCGGGAGGTGCCGCAAGATGGGCTGCACCCGTTTGCGCGGGCGGTGCAAGCCGTGATGCGGGAACTGGTAGGGGGTGATCAGGGCCCGATTCTTGGCGTCGTATTCAGCCCACGCATTGTCATCCCATGCCATGGGCTAGAAGTCCCCGGCGCGATCAGCCGCTTCCTGCTCTTCCTCTGTCAGTGATGGGGCAATGGCGGCCGCCGCTTCCTCTTGAGCCGCTTCAAACTCAGCCACTTTGAAGATCAAGGCGTTGAGCTCACGATTGACGCCCAGGGCCACCTGGAGCTCACCCTGCTGGAGGGAGCGCTGCAGCAGGGCCTCCATCCGCTCAACCTGAACAGATGCCATCCGAATGCGGTCGTAGTGGCTGATCGCTGTCACCGACAGCTCAAGGGCCTCGGCAACCAATCCAGAGGCCACCCGGGGGGAACACTTCCAGCCTTTGATGGCGGCGTCCATCAGCTGCTTTGGCCCGTACCCATCGCGCACCACCCAGCGATGAAGGGCATGAACCTGGTAGCGGCGTTCAGCCGCCTTTGAGATGGCCTTGACCTCAGCCACGGCCTGATGCTCGCGCCTGAAGTGAAGCTAGGACCAGTTCGTTACCGCCAAAGGCCGGCAGGTGCTTGGCGCAGGTAGCCAGGGCGGCTTGCTGGGCCTGCTTCTTCAGCTTCGCCGGGTTGCGGCCTTTCTTTGAATGGTGACCACGCTGCCGCAGCACACCGGAGATGATCGGGCTCGGCAGGCGATGGCGAACCGCCAGATCCACCACGCTTTCGCCATCCAGCCAACCAGCAACGATCCGATCCATCACCTCCACCTCTGGCGTTTCTTCAGGGAGCAGGTCACCGCGGCGGCGGCGGGAGATCGTGGCGGCGCGCTCGGGCCGGCCGGGCCTCGACTGGTCGTAGAGCCATGCCCCTATTGAGGCCTCACTTCGCCCCAGCGCCATGCCGATGATTGCCTGGCGCTGGCCCTGGGCCATCATTCGGCGGCAGGCTGAGGCCTCTGCCGTGGTCCACAGGTGTCCTTTCCTCTCAGGGCCTGGCCCCCTGGCTCCATTTCGCCGGATTGGCACCCCGGCATCAACGATCAATGCTCGAACACGGTGATAGCCGATCCGCAAACTACTGGCCAGGCTTCCGATCGAGGCCCCCAGGGCGTAGCGCTCGATCAGCAGCGGCACATTGACAGGCTGATCAGCCGGCAGGCAGCCGGAACCGCCCGCCTCCAGATCCCGGCGTTGCCGCCACCGCCGCCTGGCTTCTTCCGGCGATCGGCCGGCTTTGATGTCGCTGATGTGCCTGTAGATCGTGGGAAGGCTGCGCTTGGTTGCGGCGGCAATCTCTCGGGCACCTTGCCCGGCTTGCATCATCTCAGCGATCTGCTTCCGCTCCTTATCGGTGATCCATGCCGCGCCTGTCGGCAATCGCCCGGCTCTTCTGATGTCCCTCATGTGGTTGTAGATCGTGGAGAGGCTGCGCTTGGTTGCGGCGGCAATCTCTTGGGCGCCTTGCCCGGCTTGCAGCATCTCAGCGATCTGCTTCCGCTCCTTATCGGTGATCCGTGCCGCGCCTGTCGGCAATCGCCCGGCTCTGATG